TAGTTCTGAGTCACAAGGGCGTTTAGGTACAGGTGCATATAGCTAAAAACAACAACATGCAAGAACCAAATAGAACAAGAAAGAATGACATTAAATATAATGTTACTCTTAATGAAGAACAAAAGCTTGCCAAACAATTAATACTAGATAATCAGATTACTATTATAACAGGTAGAGCTGGTTCAGGAAAAAGTTTAGTAGGTGTTGTTACTGCATTAGATTTTTTAAATAAGAAACAAATCAGTAAGATACTTGTAACAAGAAGTGCAATTGAGGTTGGTAAATCTTTAGGGTTCTTGCCAGGATCATTAGATGAAAAGTTTAATCCTTACATGGAAGCTCTAATAGAAAATGCATACAAATGTATGGATAAATCTAAGGTTGACATGTTTGTAAAGGATGATAAAATTTCAGCTACTCCTGTACAGTTTATTAGAGGTAAAACTATTGATGATGTACTTATTGTAGAAGAAGCACAAAACCTGACTAAGGCTGAGATGCTTGCTTTATTAACAAGACTAGGTAAAACTGGTAAGATTATTATCAATGGTGATAATGAACAAAAAGATATTAGAGATGAGTACAATGGTTTATCATATGTTATTGAACTCTCTAAAAAGATTAAAGAAATACAATGGATTAAGCTCAAAGAAAATCATAGATCTGACTTAGTAGGTAAGATACTTGATTATGAGTATTCAAAATAAAAAGACCTCTGCTGGTGCACCAGTAAGTATCGAAGACAGAGATTACAGACACTTATAGTGTTGGCGTGGAGGCTCTCTAAATCGTAGGTTAGCACAGTTGTAACTCTGGGGGTATTCAAAAGTTACTAAAGGCTTAGTCAGTTGTGCCATAAACAACTGTTTTATAGTGTGGTAGAGTAATGGTAACTTGCTGGACTCATATTCCAGAGCTGAGGGTTCGACTCCCTCCCACGCAACTAAAGTTATTACTATGATGTTACAATTGGAACCAATGATACCTATTAAAAGAGTATCTGACAACATGGAAGGTTATGCTTTTTTAGTTATTGATTATAGTCAAGAACATAACTTATTATTTACATGTGCAATGGATGATGGTGAAATTTGGACATTAAACAATAAAGAAATAAGATTTTGTAAGAACCTATCATTAGATAGAAAATAACCTGGGGGTGACTGGTTTTGACAGGTCATTAGTAGGTAGTACAATCAGCCAGAGAGATAACTGTAAACTAAGGTGAATTTAATAAATGGCAAAAACACAATCAGTGTAGTATCTCTAGGAGACAACGCACAAGTAGAAGCTAACATGAACAAAGTATTCTCTTTGATTAGAGAAGAAGTTGCTGTAGCAGCCTAGATTAAAAAGATTTCTCTGTTAGATTAAACAGAGTGGTGGATTGCTCAAGCCAAGCTTGACCCTATAAGCTGTATAAATTGTATTATTGATCATGGTTTGGACAGGGGTTCGACTCCCCTCACCTCCACAAAATGTACAGTATTCTGTACAAAATTGCACATTATGTGTGAAATAACAAACATTAGAAGAAGAAATGGAAGTAAAAAAAGTAAATAAAAAACTAAGATTATCTACACAAGACATAGTGAGATATCAACTTATAACAGAAGTATCATTCTTTAGAAAAGAATATTTGATACCTTCTGATTTAGAGATACTTACACTACTTGTAATGTGGGGACCTATTGACTTAGGAGGATTTTGTGCATCTGCTGCTAGAGTTATATATCCAGAATCTTTACCAGAAGAGTTATCTACACGCGCGCAGAACATTAGAAACAGAATTGTTAAACTTGAAAAAAGAAAGATAATTGTAAAATCAAAAACAGGTAGAAAAGTAATTGTACTTAATCCTGATATTGATATACAATCTAAAGGTAATATATTGTTAGACTATAATTATTTAGCAGTTGAATCCAATAAAGCGTAAAAGCATAGTAGAGTTGACTGCAAATGATTTAGATCTTGCAGTTGATATGGTAGATGATATTGTATCACATTATTATTTAACACTACAAAGAAAGTTATCTAGTGCAGATCATCCATATATTGCAGTTCCCAGATTGGGAACTTTTGTAGTTAAAAAGAAATCTTTAGTAGACATGATAACAAAGCATCAAAACTTTGTAAACAAGATTGAAAAAGATGAGCATATAACAGTGCACACATATGAGTTAATCATAAAGAAACGCGCTGAAATACAAAGACTTACAAAACTACAAGAAAGAATGCAACAAGAACAAGAAAGAAGAGAAGAAGTTAAACTTAAAAAACAAATATACAAAGATGGAAAATCTAATTAAAATTTGGAAATCACGCAATCAAATTGCAGAAGGTGTAAAGAACAACATCTTTAAAACTAAACATGTAGAAGACATTGCATTTTTTAGAAATGAAATATGCAGGTCTTGTGAGTTTATAGATACTACTGGTGCAAAATGTGCAGTACCTGGTACACAACCATGTTGTGGAGAGTGTGGATGTTCTTTAAAATTAAAGACTAGATCTTTATCTTCTGATTGTCCAAGAGGTTTTTGGAAAGCAGAACTTACTGAAGAAGAAGAAGCTATTGTAAATCAGCAACTAAAAATTAACTAATCATGGCAATAGTATTTGAAGCACAAACACATTCTTATATATCAGTAGATCCACAAGATAAAACTAAATGGGTGTCAGTAACAACATTACTTGGTGCTTTAAAACAACCATTTGATTCTGAAGCAATTGCACTTAAATGTTCTCAAAATCAAAAGAAAACAAATAAGTGGCGTGGTATGTCACCAGCAATGATTCAAGCTACTTGGAAAAAAGAATCAGAAAGAGCATGTACATTAGGTAACTGGTATCATGATCAAAGAGAACAAGACATTGTAGGTTGCAATACTATTGTAAGACATGAGGTAGAACTCCCAGTTATCAAACCTCTTTTAGATGGTACAGGAAAAAAGTTAGCTCCTTTACAGAAGTTAATCAATGGTATATACCCTGAGCATATGGTGTATCTAAAGTCTGCAGGTATATGTGGACAATCTGACTTAGTTGAGGTTGTCAATGATACTGTGCATATAACTGATTATAAGACTAATAAAAAGATTGACAAAACTTCTTTTGTTAATTGGGAAGGTGTTTCTAAAAAAATGTTAGGTCCTGTAGCACACTTAGATGACTGTAATTTAAATCATTATAATTTACAGTTAAGTATTTATATGTATATTATACTGAAGCATAATCCTAATTTAAAAGCAGGTAAGCTTATTATTCATCATATTACTTTTGAAGAAGAAGAACAAACAGATGAGTTTGGTTATCCAATAACAAAGTTATCTGATCAAGGTGAGCCAATAATCAGAGATATAGAAATATATGAACTGCCATATCTTAAAAGTGAAGTTATTGCAGTACTTAAGTGGTATGAGAATAATAAAGACAAAGTAAAAAAGAAGTAATGCTAAATCTAAACATACCATCATTTAAATGCTTTATTAGACTTTCTCATTTTACAAAAGATGAAAAAGACAATGATACATATCATAATGGGTATGCTTTTGCAATACAATCTGTAGAAGGAAAGATCTTAACATTTCACATAATGACAGATTATGGAATGCTTAGAAGTAGAGTTCCTATATCAGAAATATTCTCAAAGATTCCTACTAAAGATGTACCTTCACATTATAAACAACTGTGGGATTGTTTTTCTCAAAATGTAACAGCTATAAAGTTTGATTACTTAAATGGAAAAAGATGCCAAGTAGTTTTAAAGAATAATGAAAAGGTTTGGGCAACATATATGTTTACTATAGATTGGTTTAACAATCCATATAGTGATGAACCAAGTGATTATAAATGTGGACATATATTAGTTTCTGATGATGGATATTTATTGTGTCAACCAAACAACAGAATATACTGGAAAGACAGTAACTGGGTAACACAAGATTTTCCTATAGAAAAGAAAAATATAAAAGTAGATAATAATCTTGAATCTGTAGAATCTTACTCAGATAGATGGGTAAGTGAAGATGGAGATTCTTTTTATTATAACATAAATTTAGAAAAGAATGATTAGATTATTTGACATAAACAATGGACAAGTTGTACCATCAGAACATTGCTACACATTAAGAGATTTAAGGACAATCATGGATGAATATCCTGATGACTATCATAATGTATATGCATATCTGTTTTATATGACATGTCCTAACCCAGATTTAAATCCATATTTTGATACACCAGAACATGAAAAAGAAGAACTTATACTTTCGCAGCTTACTGTTAATTTTAGTTTGGAAGATGACACTATCATTACTGCTAGAAAATTTTGTGAAAAGCTTTACCAAACTCCTACGTTTCGCGCGTACATGGGTATCAAAACTATGTTAGATAAACTAGCTACTTATATGGAAACAAGTGAAATTACTGCTGGTAGAGATGGTAATATAAACTCTATTGTAAATGCAGCAGCAAAATTTGAACAAATAAGACTCTCATTTAGAGGAGCTTATAAAGATTTAATGGAAGAACAAAAAAGCTCTGTAAGAGGAGGGCAAAACTTAGGATACGATCAAATGTAAAACATTATGGAAAAACAAGAATTATACAACTGGTTATTTCACTATAACTACAATGAAGAACTTTGGACAGCTTTTCATAGAGAAGATCATAAAGCATATTGGAATGGTACTCAGCCAACACACAGAATATATAGAGATCCTTCTTTTGAAAGTCTATTGATACAACTTTTTGATTTTGAATTTCCAAACAAATCATAAGAATGTATATATCTGTACCAACATATGATGATACAACTGATGTATGGTCACACACAGATTTTGAAACAAAAGAAGAATTTGTAAAGTTTATGTGGTCCTTATTTAAGGAACCAGGTAAATATGCATTTGATAAAACATCATACAAGTTTAATGAACAGGCAACAAACTTTGAAAAGAATAACAAAGTATATTGTTATGCACCTATGCGTTCAAAAGACTATATTACTTATTGGGAAAATGAAAAAGATAAATGTAGAAATGGTGTAATATTTAAGAATGCAAAAAACTCATGGTATCTTTCAAGAGATTATTATATGTGGTTAAACTTCTTACCTATATACAATAAAGAGATATCTAAGTTTGGATTTGCTAGTGTCAGAGATGCACAATATCATATTGCATTATATGAAGAGATTGGCAGACATAGTTCTAAGCATGCTCTTATATTAAAGAAACGTCAGATAGCCTCAAGTTATTATCATGCAGGAAAAATGATAAACTACTTTTGGTTTGAAGAAGGATCTATTAATAAAATGGCAGGATCTTTAAAAGACTATATTGGTGAGAAAGGTACATGGCGTTTTCTTGAAGAATACAGAAACTTTCTTAATACATATACAGGTTGGTATAGACCTTGTACTCCAGATAAAATATTTAACTGGGAACAAAAGATTGAAATAAATCAAGGTGGTAGAAAAAGAGATATAGGTTTAAAATCTGTATTATTAGGACTTATATTAGATAAAGATCCTACAAATGGTGTAGGAGGTCCTTGTACTTTTTTCTTTCACGAGGAGGCAGGTATTGCCCCTAAAATGAATCAAACCTTAGAGTACTTACTTCCTGCAATGAAGTCTGGTATGGTATATACTGGACAATTTGTTGTTGCTGGATCTGTTGGAGATTTAGATCAATGTGAACCTTTAAGAGAAATGTTAATGATGCCAAACAGTAAAGATATACTTGCTGTTGAAACTGATTTACTAGATGACAAAGGTACAAAAGGTCAGTGTGGTTTATTTATACCTCAACAATGGTCAATGATTCCATGCATAGATGAATATGGTAACTCTCTAGTAGAGAAGGCATTAGACATGATTAAGGAAGAAAGATTGCAATGGAAGAAAGATCTTAAACCTGATGATTATCAACTACGTATATCTCAGCATCCTATAACTATTGAAGAAGCATTTGCAAGTAGAAAAGCTGCTAAATTTAATCCTTCATTAGTTGTATCACAGATAAGAAGAATTGAAGATGGTGAATATTATAAAGAGTTTCTAGAATTATCTAGAGGTGAAAATAATACTATTACTGCAAAAGAATCTAAAAAGATTCCTATATCAGAATTTCCTATATCAGCAAAAACAGAAAACAAAGAAGGTGTACTTGTTGTATGGGAAAGACCTGCAAAAGATGCAACCTTTGGAATGTACTACGCATCTATTGACCCTGTTGCAGAAGGAAAGACAACTACCTCAGACTCATTGTGTTCTATATTTGTATATAAGACATCACAAGAAATTACCAAACATAAGGCTGATGGTACAATAGATTCATACATAGAAAGAGACAAGATTGTTGCAGCATGGTGTGGTAGGTTTGATGACCTTAACAAAACACATGAAAGACTAGAACTTATTATTGAATGGTATAATGCCTGGACAATAGTAGAAAATAACATATCTTTGTTTATTCAGTATATGATTGCTAAAAGAAAACAAAAGTATCTAGTGCCTAAAAGTCAGATACTTTTCTTGAAAGAGTTGCAAAGTAATACAAATGTATTTCAAGAATATGGCTGGAGAAATGTTAGCACATTATTCAAGACTAATCTTGTATCATATGCACAACAATTTATTGAAGAAGAGTTAGATCATGAAACAAAACCTGATGGTACAATTGTAAAAACAACATATGGTATTGAAAGAATACCTGATATAATGTTGTTAAAAGAAATGCAAGCATATAGAGATGGACTAAACGTGGATAGATTGGTTGCATTTTGTGCTATGGTTGCATTTGCACAAGTACAACAATCCAACAGAGGATATGTAAAACGCACTGAAAGAGAGGATGATAATTTGCAAAAGTCAAATAATTATGCTAAATTACAAGTGAGTCCTTTTCGTCATATAGGAAAAAATAAAAGCATAAATAGTGGTATGACAAAACCACGCAATCCATTTAAAAATTTTAAATAACATACAACATGCCAAAATTATATAATGCTCTTCAGCTTAAAGGAGGTGCTACTACAGAATATAATAGAATGGGTACTCTTACCCAGCCTATTCAGTTTTTGCTTGCTTCACAAAAAAATGAGCAATGGGCAGCATGGAATCTAGATTGGTTAGAAATGCAAGGTCTTAAACAGTTAAGACGTAATGCAAGACGCTTGTTAAAAAATTATAAACTTGCAAATGGTATCATAGACAAGACAGACTATATAGTAGAAGAAGATAATGAGTATGCAGAACTAATAGATACTCTTACAAAAGAAGATTTATCTGCATTTGAATTAAAGTTTTTTCCTATTATACCTAATGTAATCAATGTACTTACTGGTGAATTTGCTAAAAGAAATGATAAGATTACATACAGAGCTGTAGATGATACTTCTTTTAATGAGATGCTTGATGCTAAAAGAGGAATGATTGAAGAAACTCTTATGGCATATGGTGAGCAAAAAATGCAAGAGAACATTGCTAAGATGGGATTAGATCCAAATAATCAAGAGCAGGCTCAACAAGCTCAACAGATGATGTCTCCAGAAAGTATTAAGACTTTACCAGAAATAGAGCAGTTCTTTAAAAAAGATTATAGATCTATGGTAGAACAATGGGCAGCTCACCAGCACTCAGTAGATACTGAAAGATTCTATATGAAAGAATTAGAGAACATGGCTTTCAGAGATATGCTTATTACTGATAGAGAGTTCTGGCATTTTAAATTGAATGAAGATGATTATGATATTGAGATATGGAACCCTGTTCTTACATTCTATCATAAATCACCTGAAGCAAGATACATATCACAATCAAACTGGGTAGGAAGAGTAGACTTAATGACCATATCAGATATCATAGATAGATATGGATACATGATGACTAAAGATCAAATGCAACAGTTAGAAGCTATATATCCTGTTAAATCTGCAGGATATGCATTACCAGGCGTACAAAATGATGGTTCATTCTATGACTCTACAAGATCACATGACTGGAATGTTGAGGGTCCATCATTAGGTATGCGTCAGTTCTTAGCACATAGAGATGCAGTACTTAATACTGGTGATGACATTATATATAGAATACTTAATGAGTCTGAAGATTTAATGGACTTTAGTAATTACTCTTTGTTACGTGTTACTACAGCATATTGGAAATCTCAAAGAATGTTAGGACATCTTACAAGAATGGATGATGAAGGAATAATGCATCAAATGATTGTAGATGAAAACTTTAAAGTAACAGAAAAACCTATATATGACAACTCTGTTATAAAAGGTAAATCAAGAGACACTCTTATATTTGGAGATCATGTTGATTGGATATGGATTAACCAAGTATGGGGTGGTGTAAAGATAGGTCCTAATAGACCATCATTCTATGGTAACAATGATAACATGGGATTCAAACCTTTGTATTTAAATTGTCATCCATTGAAGTTTCAGTTTAAAGGTGATAACAGTTTATATGGTTGCAAGTTACCTGTTGAAGGTTCTGTATTCCATGATAGAAACTCACGCTCGCGCGCGCTTGTAGACAAGATGAAACCATTCCAAATTGGATATAATCTTACTAATAATCAGATTGCAGATATCTTAGTAGATGAGTTAGGTACAGTTATTATGCTTGATCAGAATGCATTACCACGTCACTCAATGGGTGAAGACTGGGGTAAGAACAATTTGGCTAAAGCATATGTAGCAATGAAAGATTTTCAAATGTTACCTTTAGATACATCTATCACAAATACTGAGAATGGATTAAACTTCCAACATTATCAAGTACTTAACCTTGAACAAACTCAAAGGTTAATGTCTAGAATACAGTTATCTAATTACTTTAAACAACAAGCATTTGAAGTTATTGGTCTTACACCTCAGCGTATGGGTGCAGTAAATGCACAAGAAACTGCTACAGGTATAGAGCAAGCTATCAATATGAGTTACTCACAAACAGAAATGTACTTTGTAAATCACTCAGAATATTTGATGCCAAGAGTACACCAGATGCGTACAGACTTAGCTCAATACTATCATAGTACAAAACCTAGTATAAGATTACAATATGTAACATCTCTTGATGAAAAAATAAACTTTCAAATTAATGGTACAGATTTATTAGCAAGAGAGTTGAATATATTTACATCTACAAAAGTAAATCAAAAACAAATTACAGAACAAATTAGATCATTAGCATTATCTAACAATACTGCTGGTGCATCTATATATGATTTAGGTAATCTTATCAAAGCTGATTCACTTGCTGAAATTGATCACACTCTTAAAAACATTGAAGAGAAAGTTAATGCTCAACGTCAACAAGATCAACAAGCACAACAAGAACAAATTCAAATGCAAGAGCAAGCTGCTGCTGAAAGACAAGAATCTCAACAAAGATTTATAGCAGAACAAAATCAACTTAATAGAGAATCTAATGAGCGTGTTGCTGAAGTTAGAGCATCTGTTAATACTGCAACACAAGATCTTAATGCAAATGAACAATCAGATTATATAGATACATTAGAATATCTTGATAAGAAAAATGCAAAACAAGTTGACCAATCACTGGCTAGAACACGTGAAGTTAATCAACAAATAAATGATCAAGAAAAGAATGCATTAAAAAACAAAGAGTTGCAAGTGCGTCAAAGTATAGCTGATAAACAAGTACAAGTTGCATCAATAAACAAAAACAAATATGACAAAAAGAAGTCATAGCGTTATAGTGTTAAAAATGTAAAAATAAAAATAGCTCACTGTTAAATCTTTCAGATTTAATTGGTAGATTATATATGAAGAAGAATAAGAACTAATAATTATTAAACAGATGAATACAGAAAACAACAAACCTCAGGTAGAAGACGTAGTTATTGAAAACATTGATGACTTTTTACCAATGCCTGGTGCAGATAGTGTGGTAACTTCAAATGATGAAGATGAAAAACCAAACTTATTTACTGCAAAAAACAAAGCTGTTAATCTTGATTTCTTAGATAAGAATGATGATGATCAGCAAGATGATAAAGAAATTGTAGATTCTGCTCTTGATGAATTAGATACAACACTTAAAACAGGTGATGAATTTGATGATGAAGATGAACCTAAGAAAAAAGGTGGCAGAACTAAAACAGACAAAAGTGGATTAGTTTCATTCTTAAAGAAAAGAATTGAAAATAATGAAATGTTTGCTTTTGATGATTATGATGAAACTAAACAATCATTAGATGATTACTTAGGAAGTCTATCAGAAAAAGATGTTGAGGAATTGTGGACAGCAAATGTTGATAGTATCAAACAAGATGTTGCTGCAAAAACTCCAAAAGAGTTCTTTGAAAGTTTACCTGAAGAATTACAATATGCTGCAGAGTATGTTGCTAAAGGTGGACAAGATTTAAAAGGTTTATTTAGAGCACTTGCACATGTTGAAGAAGTTCGTGAATTAGATGTAAGACAACCAGAGCATCAAGAGATGATTGTTAGACAATATTTACAAGCTACAGGATTTGGAAATGGTGATCAAGAGTTAATTGAAGATCAGATTCAAGAATGGTTTGAAGCTGGTAACTTATCTAAAAAAGCAAATCAGTTTAAACCTAAATTGGATGATTTGCAAGAAGAAATGTTACAAGCTAAGTTAGCTCAACAAGAACATTTTAAAAGACAACAGCAAGCTAAAAAAGAAGCATATATGCACAATATATATGAGACTTTAAAACCAGGTGAATTGAATGGTGTAAAGATTGATGGTAAAAGACAAAAAATGCTATGGGATGAATTGACTACTGTAAAGTATGAAAGCATTTCAGGAAGACCTACAAACATGTTAGGTAAATTGTTAGAAGACTATCAGTTTGGTGAAAAACCAAGATATGATTTAATTGCTGAAACTTTATGGTTACTTTCTGATCCAGAAGATTATAAAGAGAATGTAAGAAAGCAAGCAAAGAATGAGGTGGTTGCAGATACAGTTAGAAAACTTAAAACAGAAGAAGCAAGAAAGATTTCTTCTTATACAAGAGATGATGATGATGATCAAAGACCAGCTGCAAGAAAGATTACAAGACAAACAAATATATTTAAAAGATAACATTAACCTTAATTAATTATTACAAATGAGTACTCCAGTTTTAAACAATGGTCTCTTTTTGCGTGACACTACCTATAAGGTAAGCTCGCATGTAGATTCTTACCATTTGCAAAATATGCTTAAGACTTCAGAGCCTATGGATTTAGGACCTGTTGACTTATGGGCAATGACGCAAAAGGTAGAAATGCCTCTTTATCAGATGGCATCTTTTGGTGGTAAAAACACCATTATGGTAGACAATGCTCGTGGAGAGTACAAATGGCAAACACCAATTGTACAAGATCTTCCTTACATTGTAGAAGATGTTGAACCTACACAAACAGCTTTAGGAGCTGATGGTACACTCTTCAAAATCAAAATTAACAGACGTATATTTGGATCAGGTGATATTATCACTTATGACAAATATAAAGGTCTAGAGCTTTACATTGTACCTAGTGAAGACATCCTTCCTTCAGGAGATGGTTTCATCTATACAGTACAATTAGTAAACAACAACAACACAGCTACCTTAGACAAAAAGTATCTTAAACCAGGTACTAAATTCTTCAGAAAAGGTTCTGCTCGTGGTGAGTATGGAGAAAGATTCTCTGACATAGGAGAATTACAAAATGGTTTCAGAGAGTACTACAACTTTGTAGGAGGTGCTGAAGCTCACGTACACTATTCTATTTCATCTCGTGCTGACATGATGATGAAAGGTGGTCTTAATGCAGATGGTACAGTTCCTGTAACTGAAATCTGGAGATCATTTGATAAAAACCTTGATCCATCTATCACTAAGATTGATGACATGGTAAAATCAATGGGTAAAGATTGGATCAAAAAATCTTATGACAATGGAAATTTAACAAGATCTTTTGTTACTAATCTTGAAGCAGCTCACTTATCTAAAGTAGCTAATGACATTGAGACTTACTTAATGTGGGGACAAGGTGGTAGAATTAAACAAGATGGTCCAGATGATATCAGATTATCAGTAGGACTTTGGTCTCAATTAGATAACTCTTATAAGAGAATCTACAACAAAGGTTCTTTCAACTTAGAGTTGTTCAGATCAGAAATCTTCAACTTCTACAATGGTAAAGTTGAATTCAAAGGACCAGATCCAAACAGACAAATCATTGTTCAAACTGGTATGGCTGGTATGAGAATGGTTAATGAGGCTATCAAAAAAGAAGCATTCTCAGGAACTATTGGAGGTACTACTGGATTAATTGCTAACATGGATCAGTCTGGTGTTGGTGCTATCTCTGGTAAAAATGCAATGGACTTGAACTTTGGATTTGCTTTCACAAGCTATACAATTCCATTCTTGGCAAATGTTAAGTTTGTATTGAATCCTGCATTTGACAATGTTCACACTAATGATATTGAGAATCCAATCATTGATGGATACCCATTATCATCTTACAACTTCATTGTATTTGATATTACTGACAACACTAATGACAACATCTTCTTGTTGAAATTAAGCTGGGATAATCAATTGAAATGGTTCTACCAAAATGGTACTATGGACTATATGGGTAGATCTCAAGGATTTGCATCTTCTGGAAACTTTAATGGTTACAGAGTATTTATGACTCAAACTATGCCAAGTATCTGGGTTAAAGATCCAACCAAAGTATTAAAAATTGTAATGAGAAACCCTGTAACTGGTGGATCATTCTAATAAATAAAAAATGTACCTTGGGTGCTTACCATAAGAACAGCACCCAGGTCTTTTTTTTTAAACCAAAAATTATGAGTGCAAAAGTTGTTAAAGGAAGATTAATATCTGTAGAGAATACAGATAGAAAATTTGGTTCTTCTGAAAGTTATATTGCTGTTCAAGTAGAAGATGCAGATGGAGGAAACGAAAGATGCATTCTATTTACTAGTGCAGAAATTGCAAAAGCAGAAGAAAGAGCAAAAAGAAATCCTGAAGATCTTACAGAAAAAGGATTCTTTACAAACTTATTTGATTAATTATAAACAATAAAGAAATGGCAACAGGTAAAAATAAAGCAGTAATGGGGAACAACATTGTAGTAAAGAAAGCTACAAATCCTCAATCTGTAAAGAAAAGTGCTAAAGCTACTGTGTCACCAACAAAGTACAAAAAAGCATAAATTTGTAACTTGTACATAGTATGGCAAGTTTAAGAGATACCCTCTCTCCCCGAAGTTGACATGGTCTACTTCTGTACCTGTAGAAATACAGGTGCTACTCCTAAGATGTAACAACCTTGACGTGGTTTAGGAGCTTTAAACTAGTAGTTACAAAAAACAGAGAAAAGAAAAAACAACAACTTAAATTATTACAGATGGAAATCACAATGATAGACAAGCATCAGTCTTTAAAAAGAGGCAGCAGTGTTACAATTAGACCTTTTGTTGACAACATAAATGAAAACATGGGTTTAGAAAAATACAACATGGTATTGTTTGAAGGTATTTTTCATGAAGAACAAATTATATGTCTTGAAAATAATGGTATCAAAAGATATGTTACAGGACTTAATGAGTTTGCTCCAGAGGTAAAAAACTTACCTGAAGAAGAAAGAGAAGCATTTATCAAAGACATTAGAAACACTGTTGCTCAATTAGAAAAAGAATTAGCAGCAAATGTTATTGATCCTAAAGATCCTGATTTTTGGAATAAAGTAAAATTACTTAGACCAAACAATGATGAGTTTTGGAGTAAGATTGCATTAAGATGTAGTAATGATCCAGTGTATTTAGATGCTGCAAATGATCCTTATGATCTTATTAAGTTAAGAGCTATTGAGCATGGAGGATTTAGTATTATTGCAAAATCATTACAACATGCTAGAGCTGAGGCTCCTAGGTTTAAGTTTTATTTAGATAAGTTTGAAGAAACTGCATCTATCAAAACAGAACTTAAGAAACTTAAAAACAAAGCATTTTCTGAGTTACAAAAAATGTTTGATAAGAATACAAATAAGTTATTCTATGTATGTAAAGTAGTTGATCCAAATTCAACACAATACAAAAAATCTACACCACTTGATGTGTTGTATGATAACATGGATAAGTATATAAGTGGTGAAACTGTAGAAGTTAATAAGCGTCAAACTGCACAAAAATTCTTGGATGTATGTGCATTAGATATGGAAACTCTAAAATTAAGAGCTGTTATTAAAGATGCTAATTTCTACAAGTTAATTGCAACAAGAGGTGATGGTAACATCTATCATATGAAGTCAGGTTCTATGTTAGGTAAAAATCCTTCTGACATTTTAATGTATCTTAAGAATCCTTTGAATGAAGAAATTCTTTTAGATGTTATTACAAATACAGAAAAGTATTGGAATTCATAATTTAAAATATATATACCATGTCATTCAATAAAAAACAATTAGATGCAGATTCAAAATTTGCTAAAAAAAAGGTGAATAAACCACAACCTATTATTCCTGCTTCAAAAAGTATTGCTACACCAAATGTAAAAAAGATGGGTGGTAGTATTAAAAAAAGTGGTAGAGGTTGTTAATAAGTATAAGTCATGGCAAAGCAAATGATTAAACGCGCAGATGGTTCTACTTCTCAAAGAGGTCTTTGGGATAACATTAGAGCTAACAAAGGTTCTGGAAAGAAACCTACAGCTGATATGCTTAAACAAGAGAAAAAAATAAAATCTAAGAAATAATGGCAAAAGGTAAAACTCCAACAACACCAGCGCAAAAAAAGTTTGCATCTTTGGCAACTCCAAAGAATAAAATAACTTTTGCTGATAAAATTGCAGGTTCTAAAAAAACATCTAAAAAATAAGTAAACATGACAAATGCTTTATTACAAATAAAGATAAAAGAACGCTTAAACAAACTTGCTAGCTTAGACTATGATAACATAGAGTGCTGGCAAGTTAGTGAAGCATTTAATAAAGCACAATTAGAGTGGGTGCGCAGACAAGTTCATGGTGCAAACCAGTTTAAAGAAGGTGATGAATCTTCTAAGATGAATATAGATGACATTCAAATACTACTTACAGATACTTTAGCAAATCCTGTAGTACTAACCAAACGTGATCTTTATTATGAAACTGGTAATTTACCAGTTAATTATTTATATTTTAAAAGGTTTGCTGTAAAGTCTATTGCAGATTGTTGTCCTGATCCTAGAAGAATGACTGTATATCTTGCACAAGTTGCAGATATAGACAATCTTCTTACAGATAATTTTAGACAACCAAGTGCTGAATGGGGTGAAACCTTTTGTACATTGTCTAGTAACAAGTTAAAAGTATATACTAATAATGAGTTTGATCTTACAGATCCAGTATTATACTATTATAGAAAACCAAGAGAAGTAGCATTTCTAAATTGTGTGAATCCTTCAACAGGAGTTGTAGTAATTGCAGATGTTACTTGTGAATTTAAAGATGACATTGCAGAAATGTTAGTAGATGAAGCTGCTGCAATACTGGCTGGTGATATTGAGTCAATAATGCAATATCAAAGAAACAAACAAAATTCAACAACTAATACTTAAACACTATGGACTTTACATCAGGATCATATAAATTAAAAAGACCAGCAAGTTCAGCTGGATCTTCACTTGAATCACAAACTGCAGCATGTGTTTCAGAACTTATGAATGCAACAACAAGTTTTCATAAGATGCATTTAAAAATTACAGGTATTGGTTCATTTGCTGGACATAGTGCTTTGAATGAATTATATGATGCATTACCAGGACATGCTGATGCTTTAGCAGAAGGATTTCAAGGTGCTGCAGAAAAATTATTAAATTATGAAGATTCTGCTCCAAGAGTTTTGAATTCTGTAGAAGAATCATTATCTTATATGAGAGATATCTATCAGATGGTTAACAGTTTACAAGCAGTAATGCCTTATAGTGAAATTGTAAATGATCTAGATACTATCAAAAGTACACTGAATGGTATTAAATATAAACTACTATTCCTTAAATAATGAATGTATTATTAACCTTAAATATTTTATAAAATGGCTTATTTTCCACATGCATTTCAAAAAATGCTCGTAGCAGGAAGCTTCCAGACAACAACTGGTGTTGCTAGTTCTGCTTTAACTGCTGGACAAGTAGGTGTATTTAGTGCTGCTACCAACTTAACTGTTGATGCGACATTAACTACTACTGCTTATCAAGTAAATCCTTTAGTGTATATTGCACAAGGAAGTTATCACACTGTTGATAAATTGGGACCTTATCATGGAGGTTACAAAGAATCAGTGAAATCAAAAGGGATTAACCCTAAGTACATTAGTGCATACTATGTAACTGAACCATCTAATCCAGTACAAGATATTGTACAAATAGCTAGTACTCCTGGATGCGCTGTTACTTGTAACACTACTTACAGATTAAGACTTGATCTTAAAGGTTCTCCTGCATTGCGTTTCTTAACTCACAATGCTTACTTCACATTAGATGCTGACACAGGATGTTGCGATGCATCTAATAACAACGTAGATCCAAACATTGTATTGTTAGGATGGGCAGACAGATTGGCTTTATACCCAACTGTTAAAGATTTTGTACAAGGAACTGTATGGAACCAAGTATTATTGTCTACTGGTTTAGGTGCTACTGCTACAGCTACTGCTGCAAATGCATTAACAGTATCTGACAGAACAGGTATCTTAGCTGGTAACAGAGTTGTGTTTACACCAACTACTGCTACTTCTGCAACTGGTTCTACTATTGCAGGTAACTTGTTTACTGTAGGTACTGCAACTAACACAATCTTCTCTGTAGGTCAAGTACTTACTGGAACTGGTGTTGCTGCTGGTACAACAATTGTATCTCGTGTTTCTGGTGGTGGTGGTACAGGTTCAACTTTCTTAGTTAACATTTCACAAACTGTTGCTTCTACTACTATTAGTTCTGTTACTCCTGTAACTGCTTATGTAATTTCAAGTTATGTTGCTGCTACTGGTTCTGGTGCTGTTGCTTTAGTTGCTGCTGATACTATTCAAACTGCAAGTTCAACTGCTATTAGTAATGTTACAACTACTATCATAACTCCAAAAATTTATGGTGCAATTACAACTGCTACTTATACTCCTTTAACAGGTGCTACTGCTCCTGATACTGTAAACTCTTTCTTAGAAATTGTTGGTGCTTATGTAGATACTGTATTTGGTGACTGTTCTTTTGCTCCAAGAGATCACGTAGAATTACAACCAATTGAAATCTACGCTTCTCTTACTGCATTAGATCCATTAGGAAACCAATGTTTAGCTCAATGTTTTGTTCCTACTGAAACTCAACAAGCTATTCAAGGTAGAGGTTTTGGAGAAACTCTTATCAGAGAGTTAATCTTAGCTAAGAGATACCAACAAGAACCATGGATCCAAGATCCACGTTTAAGAGAGGTTCTTGATTATAATCCTTTCACTGAGATTACACGTGGTAACAAATATGTTGTTTATAACATCTTACACAGTGTTCCACGTAAAGCTAATCCAACAGGAATGATGGATAATGATCAATACTTGGTAAGAATTGTTACTGCAACACGTAATGCTACTTTTGAAGGTATCTTTACAAACTTGTTAGACTCTGCAAACAATCATGATGTAAATCTTGTATTGCAACCATAATACTGCAAAGTATATAAATATAAAAGAGGAAGTATTAATTTGCTTCCTCTTTTTGTTTTATTAAAATATTTTTTGTAAATTCTTATTGTAATGATACTTATAATAAACCAGTTATGGCAATTAAACACACCCTTGCATTAGACATTCCAGATACAGCTTGTGAAAATATTATAAGAATATTGGATGCATCTGTATATGGAGAAGGACTTGATATTGATTGTCCTAGACTTGACATATATTTACCAGGATTTTCTATTCCAATTTATTATACTGAAGATGATGGTTTAGCACCAAATTTTGTATTAAATTTGTCTACATCAGATTTAGGTATAACAGCAGCAAATACTGATCCAGGAACATTTCCTGATGGACTATATACAATAAGATATAGTGTATCACCAAATGATTTAGTGTATGTACAATATTATCATTTGAGAGTAACGCATTTAATGAATACTTACTATAGAGAGGTATGTAAAATTCAATTGCAAGCATGTGAACCTACTGCAGAACAACATCAAAAAATGCATGATTTGAGATATATCAAGATGTATATTGATGCAGCAAAAGCAAAGGCAGAATATTGCCATGCTCCAACACAAGCAGTAGAGATGTATACATATGCAGAAAAGCTTCTCGCCAAGTATTTAACAGGATGTTGCGTAACATGTAATCATTAATAACCTTTAAATATTAAACCAAATGGCACAATGTAGCAACTGTCAAGCACAACTAGGTTGTGGTTGTCAAACAAGAAAAGCATCAAATGGTGCATCAGTATGTGTAAATTGTTTAAGCACATATGAACAAGCATTAGTTGTTAATAACAACAATCAAAGATTACAAGATCATAAAAGAAACAAGTAGATGGATGCTCTTATACGTATAAATGAAGTATTTGCTGAATCTGTATACGCATCTTACAAAAGAAAGCGTTATGGATTAAAGACTTGTTCTGCACTTATTGATGAAGAATTTGCAGATGACTTGCGCAATCTTCTTATACGTGGAAGAGAAATGGAATTGTGTGCATGCGTAATGCCTGCTGCGTGTAGTTTATCAAAACTTGAAGAAAAAATAAATACAATATAATGGCAACACCAATAACTACTCCAGGATCTAATAGAGATAACTGTCCTAAAATATCTACATCATGTGTGATATGGCAGGGTCCAGATATTCCTTGTATAGATTTATGTACTGGAGATTCTATAGATGAAGTTGTATTTAAACTTGCAACATTATTATGCGATGTTACTGAAAATATACTTGATGTTACAACACTAGAATTTGCTTGTTTTATACAATCAGGTGTTGAAAATCCTCAGACTTTAAAGCAACTATTACAACTTATTATAAATAAAGTTTGTTATTTAGAAGCTAATGGAGGAGGTTCAGGTTCTGGTTCAGGAAATGAAGCAAGAGGTGGAGGTGATGCAGAATCAAATACATATGTAGACTTACCTCCATGTTTATATTTTACAAATGAAGATGGAGATCTTGTAACTACAATGCTTTTTACAGATTATCTTTTATATTTAGCAAATACTATATGTACAGTTATATTAGATATTAATAATATTAATAATAATATGTCAATACTGACAAGTAGTGTGTCAACTTTGCAGCTTCAAGTTGCTAATTTGTATTCATATACATATGAAATATTTGTAACTTCACAATGTGCAAGTGCACCTACACCAGGACAGACATTATTAATACAAGATGCTTTTGCAAATTTAGAAGCGTCTTATTGTAACATGTTAAGCAGTGTTGGTATTTCAACAATATTAATTGCAGCAGTAAACAGACAATGTCCTTCATTATCAAGTTCTCCAGTATTGTTTGGTTCAGGATCAATGGGTAGTATACCAGGATGGGTTGGTACACCTACAACAGCTGCAGATGCTATAAACAATTTATGGCTAACAGTATGTGATATGAGAAATAAACTTGTAAATTATTTTTCATTACCTTCTGTATTACCATGTGTATTAGTTGTGCCAGGAAATGTTACAGTATTAACAATAGGTACAACATATTCAACAATTACTTGGACTGCACCTACTTATGCAGGAATTGAAGTACCTATAGGATATAGAATAGAAGTATTTGAATGGACAGGTACAGCACCAACTGGACCTTCTCTTTTTGATAATACTTATCCAGCTACTACTTTTAGTGCAAATATAACAGCAGCAGGTATAGTAATAGGTACACAATATGTGGTATATGTTCATGCAATATATTCTTGTGGTGAATCAAATGGTGCACCTGTAGTTAGTGATTTGTTAGTACCTGCTGTATTATTTTACATTACTGTTTCACAAACAACTATGCCAACTGGTACTACATTTTGTACTGAAAGTAGTTTACCAGTTTCATATACAACTCAAAATGTAACAACAGATGTTGATTTGACAAATGCTAGTACAGGTTTACCTGCAACAAATGGTGGTGTATCTGATATTGAAGTTGTATTAAGATATTCAATTTTAAGTTGTTCATTTTCTGGACCAGCTTACATAGATGTAACAATACTTATACCTCCTGGTAGTTCAACAGGAAGTTATACTTATGAATCTGAAACCTATAACAATTGTGGTACTGCTTTATGTACTCAAGTAATTACAGCACTAGATTGTGGAGTATCAATTAATGATCTAAATACAGAGTTTAATCCTGCAAGTTCTTTTCCAGTTTGTGGAGTATAATAAAAATAAATAAATAATAAAGATATGTCTTGTCAAAATACTAATTGTAATCCTGGATGTGGCTGTAATGGATGCTGTCCTCCAGTTCCACCACCAGTTCCACCTACACCTCCTATATGTATAGGTGAAAATTGTGTTGAACATTATGATGGTGCTTGTGTAATATATACAGGTCCAAGCATTACTTGTGTAGGTATTCAAACTAACAATAGTATAAATACTATTATACAAACTTTAGCAACTAGAATTTGTAATTGTTGTTTAAATGATATTTTAACAATTGAAAAATCAGCAAGCGATTTAACTCCAGTTGTTAATTCTGAATTGACATTTACAATTGTTGTAACTAATACAACTAATGTAAATGTTACAAATGTTATTGTTACAGATGTATTAGATGAATGTTTTGAATTGGTAAGTCATACTGTTACAAATGGTACATGGAATGCACCTACTTGGACAATTGGTACAATGGCAGCTTTACAAGTTTCTACATTAACAATAGTTGTAAAACCTACATGTTATGGTTCATATGAAAATGTTGCAACATTAACTTCTGATCAAACAGAAGAGTTAGAATCAAGTGTTACTGTTTGTACAAATTGTTGTCAAAATCCATTAGCAGAATTATTAAATAGAAGTCTGTTACCAACAACTGAATTTTATGAGTAAAAAGGATGGTAGAGAAGAAATATCTAAATGATTATTAACAATTAAAAAATAAATAAAATGAGCAATCCAGTATCAACTTGTGTAAATCCTTTAACAGCATTGTTAAACAGATCACTTTTACCAACCACAACACCTTAATATTAATTATAAAAATAAAAATAAAATGGCTACTTTAAATACTATTAAGACTAATATAGCAGCATACCTTAATGCAGGGTCTAGTGATGTAGAATGTAATACATGTTGTCCTGATTGTGGAGATATTTATGTATTTTCTAGTGCAGAAACATTTCTAAAATGGGCAGAAGCTGTAGGTGCAACTGTTCCTAGTGGAACTGCTCCTGTTATTTCAGATACTCCATGTTGTTATGAAAGATGTATTACAGAATTATATGATTATGTAGGTTCTGCAGAAAACATTGATAAAATATTAGAAACAGGAATTGCAGAATATTCTACAATACAAGGACAATCTTTTGTATGTCTTTTGTTAGATTTTGCTGATGAAAATAATTTATCTGGAGATGATTTAACAGAATTAATACAATACATTCTTGACCTAGGTGTAGTTGTTAGTTGCATTAATGGTAATACAATAGTATCTTCTGTAGAAACTTGGCTTAAATGGGCAGAGGCAGTATTAGGAGATTCTGTTCGTATGACATGTAAAAAGTCTTGTTGTTTAAGTACAACAACTAATATAGAAACTAATTTACAGCTTGCAGAAGCATTAGGATGGCTTCCTTTAGGTAATGGCGCTGTTCCAGCATAATCAATACTAAACTAACATATATAAAATTACATGTATCCAAATAATAACTGTAACAATTGTGATGATTGTCCTCCTATATGTATAACATTTACAATAGACGCTGAAGCAGTAGGGGGAAACTCTGAAGCAGTAGGAGGGTTTTCTAATTGTGCAACAGAACAAGCAGGAATTTATAATAGTAAACCTTATTATCAATTATATGGATCAGGTTGCACACAATTGGCTAATATATTTGTTTGGTGGAACATCATTACAAATAGATGGGAATTTACACAAGCATTAGGTTCAGGTCAAGTACTTTGTTACAATATGAATCCTGGATTATATCCCATTTCAAATAGTGGTTTTAATTGGATAGAGGATGACCCAAAACTTATAATGGTATCATCACTTGAAGGACCTTGTCCAGGACCATTACCACTTCCAGATTTATCTGGACTTTGTGGTGAGGAATATAATGCTGCTTGTGTAATATACACAGGTGAGGATATAAATTGTTTGGGTATAGAATCAGGAATGACTTTCTTAGAAGTATTAAACATTTTTAATAATGCATTGCCTATATGTGATTGTTGTGAAAAAATACCACAAAATTGTGTAGTTAGTGGATGGGGACCATGGGGTCCATGTGAATGTTATTATGAAGATGAGTTATTAGTATGTGGTAGAAGAAAACGTGAAAAAACTATTATCACTCCTCCTGCAAATGGTGGTACTCCTTGTCCACCTTTAGTTGAATATGAACCATGTGATGTTCCAGATGTATGTTTTACTTTTGGTAGTTATATATGTGACACAGATCCTAACTCTACACAAATATTAGAATCTCCTGCAGGTTTGTTTAATGGTAAACCATATTATTTATTAGAATTTGATTGTGAAGCTTCTGATCTTTATGTTTGGTATAACAGTACTACATTATTATGGCATATAACACCTGTTTTGGGTACTACTAATGCTTTATATCAAACATTAAATAATGGTGGTAACTATTTACCAATAAGTAATAATACTACACAAAGATGGAGTTTTGTTGAAGGAGGTAATAATTATTTAATTACTACACAGACAACAACATGTCCTGATGTAAATATTTGTTTTGAATTTTATATTCTGACTGAAGCAGTTAATTATACTTTTTATGCAAACATTGCACCTACAAGTTTAGGTGAAGGAAGTTTTCCTATTTATCAATGGACTAATAATGATGCAATATATGGTCCTTATACACTTATTGTAGAATATAGTATTATTGAAAACAAATGGGTATATATTGTTTATAATAGTGTTTATACAACACCTCTAACATGGGGTACTTTAGACACAAATACTTTTTATCCTATTAGTACGTCAACTATTGAATGGCAACCAGTTGAAAATATTGAGGGTTACGGTTCTCAATTGTTATCATCAACACAAGATGCTTGTACAGCACCACCAGATGTTGATTGTGTATGGACCTGTACTCCTTGGAGTGCTTGTAATGCAGGGTGTACTCAAACACGTACATGTACTATAACTACACCAGCTTCAGGTAATGGAACATGTGAAGAATCACCTATTACACAGCAATCATGTTGTGAACCAAGTTGTCCTCAACCTCTTTCTCCTACTGTAGTTATATCTGGTACTAATGTACTTGTAACATTTACAGCTGTACCTGGCGCAGTAGGTTATACTTTAACATATAGTGCTACAGGTGGTAATCCTACATCATTAACAAGTTCATTACCATCATTTAGTTTTCCATGGGTGTGTGGTGTAACTTACAATGGTTCTATTACTACAAATTGTGGAACTTTAACTAGTGACCCTACAAATTTTATTATTGAAATACCACCATGTCCTCAACCTCAAAGATGTAATGGTGAAGTTACATCTTTTATAAGTGGAACTTTTAACACTCCTCAACAAGCAATTTTAAAAATCAATGCTACTACTGCAGCTATAGAATCTGCTTTTCCTGTTTTTTCAAATGCAATAAATGATCAATTTCCACGATTTTGGGCAAGTGATCTTGGTGTTGATGGTTTATACGTAGGAGGAGTAGCTGGTTTAAATGCACAAGATAGTACAGGAATATATTATTTTGCAGGTGTTGGTAAACTTAAATGTACTTCTACAAGTTCAATTTTAAATGGTACTTGGGACAAAACATTTAATAATGGTTTAACAGGACAACTATTTGAAACACAACCAGGTGATGTTGTAACTGCATGTGTAAGAGTTGTAAGATATGAGGCTGCTACAAATAAATTATATGTTGGTGGTCATTTTGCAAAATACAGAGGTGTAAATTGTCCAAAAAATTTAGTATGTTTAGATGGTACAACTGGAGCATTACAAGATAGTACTGTATTTAAACTTAGTGCTGCTGGATTATTAAATAGTTTAAATGGTCAAAGTAGTTCTTTTGTTAGTGATATTCAATTTGATAAAAGTGATGGTACTACTAAACTTGTAGTAGCAGGTCAATTTGACACAGTATGGACTGCAACTGGTACAACAATAAGTGCAATGCATATTGTTAGAATGACTTTAAATGGTACTGTTGATCCATCATTTGCTATAACAGGTACTAGTTTTTCTGAAAGGCAAGCTTTAGTTGATGCAGGTACTTTTCCATTAAATGCTCTTTCATATGTAAGAACTATTTATGTTGATAATATTGGTGATATATATGCAGGAGGAGCATTTTATACATACAAAGGTGTTTCAGCAAATAACATTGTTAAAATTAAAAAAAATGGTTCAATTGCACCTACATCAGAATTTAATAGTGGTTCTGGATTTATAGAACCAGGAAATTTGTGTGTAGGATGGGCATCTCCTAGAACAACAGGAACAAATGATGTACATAGACCATTTACAAGATCTGTAGGTGGTGTTGCAAAACAAGGTATAGGTATAGAAAAAATTGTTAAACATGTTAATGGAATTTTAGTAGCAGGAAACTTTGCACATTATAATGGTTCTCAAGTCAATGCATTAGTTAAACTTAATCTTAATGGTACAATAGATACTTCTTTTATAACTGATACGACTACTGCTTTAAATTTTACTGTTCCTGGTAATCCTGTAACTGTAAGTAGAGCAGGATATGATCTTGTAGTATTAAGTGATAATAGAGTTTTATTTACAGGATTTTTAAATAATTATTTAGGAACAACATCAAAACAAGCATATTATGTACTTGATTCAAGTGGTAATATAATTATATCTCCTCCAGCATTTACTACAACAGCAGGATGGAGAGTTTATGGTAATCATATTATGTCATATTTAATGTAATATTATCAGAAATGGTTTGTTGGTTTTCCATATTCTGAGGAACTTCCCTCGCTGTTATGCGAGGGTTGTTTTTTTATAAAAACTTTTTACTACATTTGTATAACTCTAAATAATTGATATGAAAATCATTAGCAAATTAGTTTACCAAGGATTAATAAGAAAAAAGTCTAATCAAGAAGAAGCAGACAGACTAGGTTTATCTTTTCATGATTACATGTGGTTTAAGAAAAGAACATTAGATGTTATAAAAAATATAGCAGATGATCAAGTACTAGATGATAATTTTTTTAAAAATATTGATAGTAAAATATTAAAAGAAAAAAATGAAGAATCTAAAGTAATTGAAACACATCAGAACTTAGATACTGGTACAAGTAAGATAACAGGTATATCTAGTACAGAACCAAAAACACCTGATGAGATAATTAAAATACTAGGCATTGATACTAGGATATGGAAGTTGTCACAGTTTTGGAACAAAGAACAAAATAATAAATGGTTAGTATCAGCATTAATAACTAGACTTCCACAAGAACAAGTAGTTCAAAATTCTTTTATAGAAGAGTTATCTAAATATGAACTACCAACTTATGATAAAATAAACCCTGCACACTTAAATGAATCATCTTCAGAAAAAGTATGTGGGGTTATTTCTTTACAAGACTTACACTTTGGTAAACCTGGTAATGAAAACATGGGTGTAGTTATGGATAAAGCTATATGCTATTTAATAGGTAAAGCATATTCAAATTATAATCTTGAAAAAATAGTATTTGTAATAGGTCCAGATACACTTAACATGGACACATTTGATGGTACTACTACAAAAGGAACTCCTGTAGAAAATTCAGAAACAGCTACTAAAGCATACATGAAAGCATTTGATGCTATATGTCTAGCAATAGGTAAGATAAAACACTTTTGTGATAATCTTGAAGTTGTATTTATTCCAGGCAATCATGATAGATTATCCTCTTTTCATTTGATACATGCAGTGTCACAAGTGTTTAAACTTACTCCAGAAATAGTATTTAACACAACATACAAAGAAAGAAAAGTTGTAATGTACTATGACAACATGATTGCTATTGAACATGGTGATGTATCTTCTAAAAATAATCCTTTAGTATTTGCTACTGAATTTCCAAAAGAGTGGGGATCTTCTAAACATAGATTCTTATATACAGGACATTATCATGGTAGAAAAACAAAAGAAGTAATTACTGAGAATGAAGAACAAGGATTTATTACTAGAATAATTCCTGCACTAACTTCATCAGATTATTATCATTATCATAACAAATGGACAGGTAATCAACGCGCAGCTATCATACATATACATGAAGCAAACAAAGGTTTGATATCTGAATTTGTATTCACAATATAAGATACTTTCAAAAATCCTTTAATATCTACATAATTTTTAGTAAATTCTTAATGTATACTGTATGAATGAAATAAGAAAACCAGATTTAAATGCACCTAGGTTTAGAAAAACAAGTTGTAATATACTGAATGCTGAGTTCATAGAAAATTTAAAATTGAAATTTCCTCAGTATGAGCATCTTACATCAGATGAAATAAAAAACATCATACACTGTTTTAATGAAAATGTTTGGAAAACAGTAATTGAAGAAAGAGATGGTGTAGAATTACCATCACAAATTGGTCATATGTTTATTGGTACATGTCCTGCTGCTAAAAAGAGATATAACATGGATATGAAAACAAGCCTTGAGTATATGCAAAAAATAAAGCATAGAAACTGGGAAAGTGATCAACATATAGCAAAGATATTTTTTACAACCTTTGCTAACAAGTATAGGTTTAAAAATCATGAACTGTGGGCATTTGATGCTACTAGAGATTTTAGCAGAACAGTAAGTGCAACATATCCAACTAACTGGAAAAAATATGTAGAAGTTGATCCTCGCATGAAAATCTCAAAAGTCTTTAATAGAGATAACTATTACAGAGAAAGAGAAGAATCAGCAAAAGACCTTTTACAAGATTATAATGAATTTGACATATAAAGATTATGATAGCAATAGGTGAAGTTTTATCAAGAGTACGTAATCAAGTTAAGGGATCCAAACAAGATGCATTCCTTACTGATAGATACTTGTATTCTTTAGTTATGAAGCATGCAAAAATGCTCATAAGAAGACAAGACATACAAAATAAAATCATGAAGTTTAATGCTGTATTTCAAGTATTAAACTTTGTTGAATTGATAGAAGTAGATAGAGCTGAATCTCAATGTCATTGCATTACTACAGGTTGTACATTCAAGCGTACAAAAGAAAGAGTGCCTCGCGCATTTGAAGGCATATTTGGACCACTATTTAGATCAGTGACATCAATAGACCTTTCAGAAGAAATAGTGCCTACATTCCCTTCTGTGTTCCAAAAAATGGTAAATCAAAAAACATTCAAGTACAATAAAAAGAAATACTATTGGTATCTTGATGGATATGTATATTTTCCTAACTTAGAATGGGATGCAGTAAGAATAGAGGGATTATTTGAAGGAGATATAAGTAGTTATAATTGTGATACTACAGATGACTGCGCTTATATACAAGACACTATGTTTACAATACCAGAATACTTATATTCAGAAATAGAACAGCTTGTTATAAAAGACTTATATGGAATGATGAATGTACCACAAGACAATCAACAAGATAATAAAAACATTGTAAAATAATATATCATGCCATTAACTGAACCTAAATACAGAACCTTTGATGATTTAATGGACAGTGTTAAAATTGATTTATACACTTATGATCTTGAAGGTCTTTTAAATCCTCAACAAATGATCAAAGTTGCAATGCGTTGTAACTATGATTTAGGATTGCGCATTAACATGCAAAAGTCTAGAATAATAGATATACGTAAAGGAAAGGGTAAAGTTCCAGAAGACATGGATGTGTTAAACTTTGCTTTAGTATGTGAAGATAGATTAGTATCTGAAATTCCTAGTTATAATAAAACATATACTGAAGGTATTCTTGAAGGAGTTATATTAGCTCAAAACTTTTTAGAGCCAAGGTTTGTTAATCAATCTACAATATACACAGATGTTACATTAGGTATGAATGTGATTAATCATCAGTTACATACTATGAATGTAGTAATACAAGCTTTTGCAACTGATGGTAGTTTACTAGATTTTGATGTTACTGTTTTAGATATGGACAATGTAAGACTATACTCTGAATCAGTTCAAACAATAATAGGTGTTAAGATTGTTGTAATGGGTGCTAAAATAAGTACTGTTGGTACTGGTTCAGGAACTTGTCCTGCATTACTTGACTGTGCTGCAGATGGTACACCTAGAGTTTATTACACAACAAATGGTAGAAGAAATGAAAGCAGAAATCCTGTAAGACTTCATATATACAAAACTGAATCATTATCACCTGAATGTAGAGAAGATTATGATGCAAGAATGGATGATAGTTTTATTACAGGATTAGGTAGAAAAAAAGGTAACTACTATGATGCATATTTAAAGAATGGATTCTTACATGTTAACTTTGATGAAGGAGTTGTATTTTTAAATTACCAATCAGTTATGGAAGATGATGATGGTAATTTACTTGTACTAGATAATCCATATACAAATGAGTATTATGAGTATGCATTAAAACAACGCATCTTTGAAAACTTGTTTATGGCTGGTGAACCTGTACAAAATCATTTACAGTTAATGAGTGGTCAATTAAGAGCTGCAAGAAATAATGCTTTATCTTTTGTTAATACTCCTGATTTTGCTGAGATGAAAAAACTTCATGAAATAAATAGAAAAGCTCAGTATCATAATTATTATAATATGTTCAAAAATTATATCTAATGGCTGAAGATAGAACAAACCAAGACAACTTACCATCTCAAGGTTCAAGTACAGGAAAGACAAATAGTTTTGTAAAAGGTATGATTAAAGATTATTCTGAAATCTATATACCTGAAGGAGTATGGACTAATGCTATTAATGCTATAAACACATCACATAAAGGTGATGAAGGTAATCTTGGTAATGAACAATCTAATAAATATTGTACATCTGCAACTTATACTATTATAGGTTTATTACATAAGTATAGAACTGAATGGGTAGTATTTGCTACTGATGATACAAATTCTGAAATAGGAATATTTGATGAATCTGATTGTTCATATACTGTTTTAGTAAATGATAGATGTTTAAATTTTAAAAAGAAATATATAATTACAGGAGCTGTAAAGTATAATGCAGATTGTACTTATTCTGCATACTGGCAAGATAATAATAATCCAGATAGAACAATGATTCTGGATCCTTCACGCATACCTTATATATGTAATCCTAAACTAGTAACAATAGAAAAAGATTATTATTTTTATACTATTACAAGAAATGAACCATTAAATCCTTGTGGTACAGCATTAAATGTAAGTGGTGGTGGAATTGGAGTAAATAATTATACAATTGCTCTTGGACCAACATTTGGACTTGTAACATTATATTTTTGTAGTTTTACTTTATTAGATAGATTTGTTGTTACTTTTGATGGTGTTGTTGTAATAGATACAGGTTGTGTTGCTGCAGGTGGACCAGGAGGAACAACCCCAGGTGTTGGTCCAGGAACAAGATGTAGTTCTCCTGCAATAGCTACATTTATGAAAAGTTCTGTAACACAAACAGCAACTGTTACAGTATTTGGAGGATGTGCTGGTCAAAGTAATACAGTGTGGGATTTTCTATTAAGTTGTCCAGATCCAAATGCACCTGGTACACCTCCAATGCCTCCAATAGCAACAGGTATATACTATATAGATACTGAAAATGAAACTATACAGATACCAGCTTTAGATTATGGTGATAGTATTACTGTATGTGCGTTAGAAGATAGTGTTACAGGATTTCCAAATAATGATTACACATTAGCACAAGGAGCATTATGTGATACTATTAGTGTTACTATACCAGATCCAGATGCATGTGGTGCACTTGATTGTACTCCTTTTGTAAATTGTGATGAACTCAGATTACATCCATTTGTAGATCAGCCATGTGTTACTGTAAATACAGCTGTAGGTGCAGGTCAATTACAAAATGGTAGTTATCAAGCAGTTGTAGCATATTCATACAATGGAATTAGACTTACAGATTATTCAGTTCCTTCAACTCCACAAGCATTGTGGGATCATTCATCTTTTGGTGGTTCAATTGATATAAACATAACAGGATTAGATCCAAACTTTGAAGAGTATGAATTGGTAATCATATCAGTTATTGCAAATCAAACTGTTGCAAAGAAAGTTGGTAACTATGATATTTCACAAACAAAAGTACACTTAGATCAATACTTAGCAAGTTTAGAAACAATACCATTATCACTTATTCCTTTAAGATCACAGATATATGAGAAAAGTAAAAAGATGTTTTCTCTTAATAACTATCTTATAAGAACTAGTGTAACTACACAACCTTATTTTAACTATCAACCCTTTGCTAATAGAATAAAAGTAGAATGGGTTGCTGTACAATATCCTGCAGACTACTACTGGAAAGGTGGTAACAAAACAGGGTACATGCGTGATGAAGTATATTCATTCTTTATCAGATGGGTATATAAAACAGGTGCAAGATCTGCATCTTATCATATTCCTGGTAGAGAAGCATTACCTTCTGACCTTGCAATATTACCAAATACAAATCCTGATTTAATAGATCTTGGTAGAAATAAAAGATGGCAAACATATGACACTTCTACAATAGCAGCGTTTACTGGTACTCTTGAAGATGGTGGTGTTGTAATTGCAAAAGGTGATATGGCATATTGGGAGTCAGGAGATGGAAGTATTAATCCTCCATACAGTGGTAATCTTTATCCTAACAATCATCCAGAAATTTGGGGTGAGTTATGTAATAGACCTATAAGACATCACAAGATGCCTTCAAATGAAACAATACATATTCATGATGAAGTTAATGTTGATAAACTTGTTATAAATATATTAGGTGTTCAGTTTAGTAATATACTACATCCTGTAGATAACCAAGGTAATCCTCTTACAGATATATCTGGTTATGAGATACTTAGAGGTTCAAGAGAAGGTAACAGGTCAGTTGTTGCAAAAGGTTTATTTAACAATATGCTTGAGTACAATATACCTGGATCTACTACTGGTAATAGAAAAGGACTTATTCAAAACTATCCTTATAATGATTTACGCCCTGATCCTTTTTTAGGTTCAGGTACAACACCAGTAAGAAATTATTTTTCTTTTAATTCACCAGAGACAGCATTTGTTAAACCATATTTAGGTAGAGGTGTGTATACTAGAATATACAGAGAACAATATGGTGTTGCTACAGGTGCATATGAATTACCATATAGACATCCTAAAGAAAAGTTGATTACAGATTTTGCATTTGGTATGGCTGCACTTGTTGGTATTGGAATTGCACTTGTATCAGTAGCAGGAACATATACTACAGAAACTGAAAGAAGAGATCTTCAAAGTGTTAAAGTACCTGATTTAAAATTACAAGGTCAACTTACAGCTGGAACTCTTACAATGTGTACTGGTACTTCAGGTGCACAAGGTCAAATGGGAACTGTAGGAGGAGGATATGATACTCCAGCATGGGAAAAAGCAACAATGGTTACAAGACAAGGTACTGCTGCTACTATAATAACAGATCAATTTACAAGTAATGCAAATGCTTCTGCTGCTCAAACAGCTACTAATAC